GCGCACTTTGCGGATGAGCACTTCGCCATCGGTGGCGAGCATGCCGATCATGGTGCGCTCAAGATCCTGAAATGACAGCTTGCCCGCCGTGTGGCAGATTTCTTTATCAGTCCATGCTTCCCAGGCGTCTTCGATCAGATTGTTGTATTTGTCCAGCAACTTGCCGCTGGCGCTGGTGACTTGCGCCTGCATGCCGATGCCTGTGCCGATGACGTTGTTCTGGATGATGCGCACGGCGTTCTTGGCGTAATCGTTATCCCGTACCAGTTGCCGCGCGCGGGCACGGATGACACGGGTGCCGAGCATCAACTCTGAATCTGCGCTGGTGTTGAGTGATGTCCAGTCGCCATTGAGCCGCCCTTGCGCCGCACCCGCATAGGCACGGGTGATGGCTTGCTGTGTGGTGGTTGCCGCGCGTGCGGCCTGACGTTTATTGTTCCAGTCGGCGAGTATCACCGAGCCCGCAACGGCGACGCGCTCGCGGTTGTACCAGTCTTTTTTAAGGATCACTTCCGGCATTATCTGAATCCTACGTAAATGCGACGTGGGTCGCCCTGCCCGTTAGCCAGCTTTTTGGCGGTCTGTTCGTTGATGACGATGACTTTCCAGTAATTGATCACCTGCAAAATCTCGGGCACAGTGGCAAATTCCATGCTGCGGCCACCAATCTGGTAGCGCTTGATTTTGCCGCCGCTGCTGTTGAAAGTACCCAGCGCGGTTTCGGCGGCTTTCAGCGCTACTTCGGCCGTACTGAGATTGTTAAAGTTTGCCCCGGCGAGGCTGATATCTGGGGTGATTGTGATCTCGCCCTCACCTGCCAGCACGCGCACGCCGGTCGCCATGTAATACGCGGCAAACCACCATAACCCGGGGGCGAGCGCTTCGCTTTGCGTGGTGTTAATGCTGGTGCTCCAGCCAGTTCCGCTGGCAGCTGCATTAAGCGTCAACGGCGCGCCGGGGCCGCGCAGTTCGTATTTCAGCGTGTAGCCAATGCTGTCATAGCGCACGTTGTTAACGATGCCTGCATCATCCAGCCATGTGGCTGAATCGCCCTGCTGTATTTTGTTAAAAATATTCACGCGTTACCCTCTGATTTTTGCTGTCCAGCCGCCTTGGCGAGGGGCGTTAAAAAGCCCAAGGCTTTGCTTGGGCTTGGGTGTCGGTTGCTGCTGTTCCGGCGGCGATGCATCTATCTGCTCAACGGTGGTTTTCGGTGCCTCAGCGATATCTGCTGGGTCAGCCGTGGCGATCAGGTCAACCTGCCTGAGTGCTTGCTCGTGACTATCCCAGCTGGAATCTTTCCACAAGTGCAGCTTCAAGCTACGGGCTGCGTGGAGCGCATACACTTCGCAGTCCAGCGCCTCGTTACGCACGCCTGACTTCTTTTGCCACACCTTGCGTCCGCGTATGGTGCGGTGCGGGGCTTTGACTTCTGAGACGATCTGCTCCCAGTAGTCGGCGCGCACGCTCTTGTACCAGTGCATGCGCCCGGGCCCATCACCTATCAATTTTATACGCCCTGCCTGTGAATCGACACCGAGTATCAAATCCTTGGCACGCTGCGTGCCGACGATGAAGGGGCGCAGGCCGTATTTATGCGCCTTTTGCTGGCTGTTCATGTCCACCGATTGCTTGGGTGGAGCGAATATCTCGCGGCTGTCGTCGCTGGACGAGCCTTTGATTGCCATGTACCCACGCGCCAGGCGGCGGCGGACGTAGGTATAAACGGCATCCGAGGTCTGGCCGTCCGAGCTATCCACCGATACGGCGCGTATCTTTAACAAGCCACCGCTGGCATGGCGGAATTGCTTGGACAAAAGCAAGTCCAGGTCGATCCATGCGCCCTGCTCTGCAACGACTGTTTGCCCGTGTATCTCGCCCCAGTACACCAGCCAGCTCTCTTCACCCCGCCCCCATGCTCTAATGATGATGGCGAGGCGGTCGTGCTGGACGTCCACGCCGCAGGTGAGGATTAAGCCACCATATGGGATGGTGAGCTCGGCGTAATCTGCGGCGCGCTCGGATAGCTTCTCAGGGTCAGGCAGGTCTGACTTGTATGCATAAGGCAGGCCTTCCGAGTTGTTGCGGAAGCTGCGCATCTTGGTATCGTCGCCCTGATCGAGTGCGTGCTGCGCTGTCAGGTATTTCTCTACCAGCCGTTGCAGCAACGAGCCGGGGAACGGGCTGTATATTTCATTGATGTAAAAGCCTGCGCTACCATAAAACGCGGCGGTTGCTCGCCATTGCGCGAGGCGTACGTTGCGGTTTTTATCGGCGTCACTCCAGATGCCACCGCAGTGCGGGCAGACATAGTAAGCAGTGCCCGGCTTGGCTTTGCCGAATACTTCATGCGCCAGTGCCGGGTCATCATCCCAGCGCACATATTCCCATGCCAGTACGTGCGATTCGCCGCAGTGGTGGCATGGCACGAAAAACTTGCGCTGGTCGCTCTGCTGGTAAGCCGCCTCGACGCGCGACAAACCTTCGATAGTAGGTGTGCCACCAAAGATGACCTTGCGGCGCGGGTAAGTCTTGGTGCGCTCTTCCAACAGGGTGATGGTGTCGCCCTGGTCACGCACGTTGTCGTTGCAGTCGTCTGGTTCCTCAATCGCTACCACTGGGGCCGGTGTTGATTTGACCGATGATGGCGAGTTCGAGCCGACGAATTTCAGAAACCCGCCAGGGAATTGCTTGAACGTGCTGCGGTTGTCTTTGTCCCGCGCCTTGTGCACAGGCACTTTCGCGGCGAGGCGTGGTGTTACTTCAACTGCCGGCGTGAATTTCTCGTCGTTAAATTCTTTGGCAGCAAGGTCTTTCGCAAACATGACGATCATCGGGCATGGGTCGATGTCGATGCGCTTGAGTATGTAGTTCATCAGCACGCCATCGGTCCATGCAACCTGTGCGGATTTCATCGCAACGACTTTGGTTACGGCAGGATCATCCAGCGCTTCCAGCATCCCAGCCACCCAGGGCGTGAGGTCTGGATTGTATTTGCCTGGCCGCGCCGAGGCTTTAGCCGACATCCTACGGTAAGCGCGTGCCCATTCCAGCGTGCTCATCTTCTCCGGCGGCGCGATAATGCCCGTCAACCGGCGCATCAGTGCCTTGACTGCTGGCATCGTATCGAGCGAGCTGGCTGAGGGCGGCATAAGTGTGGTCATTAAGTAGGGTTAAATCGGTGTCGATACCGTATAAGGCATCAAGCTCATCTTTCAATTTGTCATCACGCGATAACATCTCAGACCGGAAAGCGCCAACCATCTGCATCAGCTCAGGCTCAAGCTGGACGACATTGACCAGCACGCCCTTCTTCTCATTCACCAGCAGCTGCTTCAGCTCACGGTCAACGCGTTCAGTCAACACGCGCTCACGCACCAGGTCAGTACCATCCTCAGCACGATGCCCAGATGCCTGCGCACGTAAGTTGCCGATGTAAGCAATGCGTATAGCATCCAGTGTGGCTGTCCGCCAATTGATCCCCATCCGTTCCATCAGGCTACTAACCTGCGGCTGGCTAATATCGAGGTGATCAGCAATCTGCTTTTGCGTAGGCATAAAATAAACCAGAATTGTAAAACTGAAATACGGGATGACAACACAACCCCTTTAATCTATACCCCCCTAGCCAATCCCACCACTAGCCTTTTTCCGAGATGCTGCCACTCGCGGTGGTTGGGGCTGGGGAGTACCTTGGAATTTAGCGGCGGCCATAGTACTTGAGCTCGCGTTCGAATGCCGCGGGAAACTTCTCGCGCACTATGTTGATCATCGCTTGCTGTACCTCACTGGTCTTGTACAGTTCGTATGTCTTCAGCCCTGGTACACGCTTGATGTTGGTATAGGAGCTAATGATCTTGCCTGCATTCTTGCCTGTCTTGGCTACCACGTTATGGTGTGCGCCGCCGGGGAAACGTACCCACAGCTCATCATCTGGATGACCGGGTATCTTGAAGGCACCCGGTGGTATGCGTACACCAAGCCCACGTACGATGGCGAACTGATTGCTGCTGGTTGCTTTGACTACCACGATGCGCTTCTTAATCGCTGATGCCTTGAGCTTCTTCAGTTTGCTCTTAATGTATTTGCTAGCTGCCACCTTTGCCATATCAGCCACGCGATTCAGCGCGCGCGGTAATGCCTTGTCGATTACGTTCTGCCGTAACTCAAACAACTTGACCTTGATCTTTTGTGCATCGGCTTGCACACTGATATTTATCATAGGCAACAAAAAACCCGCACTGGGCGGGTTATCTGGACGCAAAAATACATAGTAGCAGAAATGATACTAAACTGTCGGAGTGGGTGTCAAGCGCTTTTTTGCATGTGCGCCGGTTTTATTGGGTTTGCGCGGCGCAGGTAGTGCGATATCTGCTGCAAGGTCATTGAGCCATCCCATGAGCTGGACATGCGCCTGATTAAGTCTGGCGTAAACGGTGTCGCGGTGGCAGTTGCAATAGAGCGCGCACAAAGTTGGATTAGCCGATGGCGCACGATACCAGTAGTCAACCACACACCATAACGACTCAGGCAGGCGCAGCACGCATTGCTCCATTGCCACCGCATCCTCATCAATAATAGGCGCAAACGAACTGCATGCGCCGCTACCCAGTCGCGCGAAGTTTATCTGTCGCGGGTATCCAAGCCCACCATCACGCCGTGCAATACTCCATGCGGCCCACTGTCTCAGCTCATCATCAATAAAACCTATCATGCCGCGCCCCTTGCTGTGAATTTAAAACAACCATTACCAACTGTCTGCCCCATTACGCATACCCGCTTTCCCCAAAGCGTATCCAGATACTTGCACTTCAAGCATGGATTGCGCTCATGCTCAAACTTCACATGCATTGCGGGATCTTGATATAACTTCATTTCGTATGCCATTACTGAATCCCCTTGCCAGCAAAACCATCAAAAACACCTAAGACAGGATAAGACAGGTTGGTTTTTAACCTGTCTCGATATAACTTATTGATTTTTATAATTTAAGACAGGTAAGACAGGCAAGACAGGTTAAATTGATAACATCGCAAGATGAATGTATTTTTATTGGTACGAATACATGTGATAAATATTTATACGCGCCTGCGCCTGCGCTTAACCTGTCTTACTTGTCTTGCCTGTCTTATCCCTTTATATTCAACTGCTTGAATCGAGACAGGTTGGTTTTTAACCTGTCTTAACCTGTCTTATCGCAGGCCATTTAGTCCTTAATATCCGCAATCAGCCTGAATTTCTCACACTGGTCGCTAACGCCCAGCCCATACGCAATCGAGCTTTCACGTGGACTGGCTGCAAAAATGCGGTGTTGCACCTTGCTGGCGCCGACCAGCAGGTATGCTTTTGTCTTGGTCACGCGGTTTGCGATCAGCTCAGAGAATTTCGTTTGCGTCAGCAGCCGCTCACCTGTCTTGTTGCACCAGCGCCGGTACATCTCAAACAAATCTGACACGCGGCATGAACAGTACGGTACTGCCAGTTCCTCATCACGCCACTCACGATAGAAAGCCTCGTGACTGGGCAGGCCAAAATTGATTATCTTTTCCCTCGCAAGGGTTTGTATGGGTTTGCTGTGTGGATCAAAGTCGCCCAGGTCAAAGTTCAGCAGGTAGTTGTAGAACGCATCCAGTCCGCCATGAGACAGCGCATGCTTAACCGCCGTAATCAGCTCATCAGATACCAGGTTGCGCGCTTCGACCACCATGAACCGGCGATCTTCCAGCTCCAGCGGGATAGGTTGTGGCTCATTGGACAGGAATACAGAATTGAGGTGATTGGCTTCTTCACGCTCAGGCAAACCCTTGGGATTGATGCGCTGAGTGCGGCCGGTGATCATATGCTTGATCGTGCCGATGAAATTGTAACGCTCAGAGCGCGACAGCACTTCCTCAAACACCACAAACAGCTTGCGCGAACGCCATTCAGTGAACTGTGAATCGAGCTGGTGCTGGCCTGCAGTCGTGCCATACTCGCCGTACAGCGCCTTGACTACGCCTTCCCAGAACAGGCTTTTGCCGGTGCCCTGCTTCTCGCCGAACATCAGCACCGCTGTTTGCATCTTGGCACCCGGGTGCTGCAGCGGGTAAGCAATCCACTTCAGCAGCCAGGCATACACATTGGCACTGTCTGCCTCATGACTACAAAGCTCAGCCAGCAAATCCAGAATCGCTGAACAGTGCTTTGCCTGACCGACAGGCTTAAGCAGGAAACCCTCAAACATATTGATATGCGAAACCGGATCGGCCTGCTGGGTAGGATCAAATACCAAATTTTCAGCATCTATCATCCGGCGCAATGGCGCTTCCTGCCAGCGCTTCACATCATCGCCGCCAAACGCCGCCTGCAGCGCAGTCAGCTGCAGCACCTTGCGTGCATCACCATCCCATACCGTGATCGTGCCGTAGAGCAACGTAAACCGCTCGATCAGCATGCCCAACCTGTCCCCCGCACCCCCTACCGCCGCGCGTCCGCGATTCAGACGCGGCAGCGCATCAGCCGAGATCGTGCGACGCTGCGGGTGATTCATCCACTTGTTAGCCAAACCCTTGCCGACCGACGAATTAAACCCAGCGCGCTTCATTACCACGCGATTCAGGCCATCCCACACATCAGTCTTGCCGTAGATCAGCGCGAAGTGTGCCAGCATGGTATCCAGGCTCGATGCTGGAAAATCCGCACTGGCCTCACTCTCAGAAAGGGGTGCGGGGGAAGATGCGCAATCCAGTTGAGCAGCAACCGCATCGACACCCTCAGACACATGCAAATCATTAAAATCAGTCAGGCCGGTAGCATCGCCAGCAAACACCGGCGCAATGATCAGCGCATTACCAACCGCCTCAGCAGCCAGACGCGCCTTGGTCAGCCCGGGGTTGCCATCAGTCGCATGGTCATTGTCAGCACAGAATACAATCGAGCTGGATGGATAAGCTGCCCGCAGTATCCGCGCCACTGGCAGCAAATTACCTGCATCGAATGACACAAACACCGGCGCAGCATAATCCAGCGCCATACGCACAGATCCTGCGGTGGCATAACCCTCAGCAATATATAAAGTATCGCCATCAACAG